GCCAGCTGCCGCAACCGAGCCGCCCGCACTCGACCCGCAGTGGCTCAACCAGCGGCTCGAGCGCTCGAAGCAGGCTGGCGCGAGCGATCTGCTGAAGACGCTCGGTGTCAGCAAAATCGAGGACGCCAAGGCGGCAATCGACGCCGCCAAGGCGGCCGAAGAGTCGAAGAAGACCGCCGAGCAGCGCGCGGCCGAAGCGTTCGGCAAAGCGTCTGCGGCCGAGCAGGCAGCGTCGCGAGCGCAGGCGCTCATTCGTGAGCAGGCCGGTCGCATGATGATGGCGCTCGAGCCGGCCCATCAGAAGATCATCGCCGACTTCGCGGGCGACGACCCGGAGCAACAGCTCCGAGCGATTCAGCACTTTGCCCCAACGTGGGCAAAAGCGGCCGAGCCGATCGCCGCCGCTCCGCCCGTCACCGCTCCGCCCGTGACTACGGCTCCTGTCAATACCGCGCCTCCACCGGGGGCGCCGCCGGGCAACGCGCCCGGCTCACCACCTGACCACCGCGGCGTCTACACGCAGCTCAAGAACGCCAATCCGTTCAAGGCCGCTGCGTACGGACTTCAGAACTTCAGCGCGGTCCACGTACCGAAAACCTAACTCGTCTCCGCCAAGTCGGAGTGACGACCACACAAGGAACACCGAATGAGCGTTTACCAACGGGCAGTAATGCCCGAGAACTTCTACGACGTCACTTCCGACCAGCTGCTCGTGCAGCCCGAGCCTCAGTATCCGTTCGCGGAGATGTGGCTGGGCGCAATGAACCTCTCGCTCGATCCCGACGCCAGCATGGGCCTCCCCGGCCGCACGCTGCCGCAAGTGGGCGCGCAGTATTCAGCGGCCGATCGCGGCGCGCTGATGCTCGCGAACCCGATCATGCGCGAACTCATCGCGGCCAAGGTGGACTTCAATGCCACCCCCGGCTCGACCGTCCGTGTGAACCGCCCGGTCTACGCGAACACGACCTACACCGAGGCGAGCCGTCGCATCGTCTCCGGCACGAGCATCACGCAGACCCCGATCTCGGTCTCGAGCCAACAGACCAACCTCACGCTGTACTGCTACGGCGGCCCCTACGACTCGGCGAACTCGCGCCCCGCGCCTTACGGCATCCAGTCGTTCGACGCCAACATGGGCGTCCACAACGCGGCTCAGATCCACGGCACGCAGCTGACGCGTGACTTCCGTCGGTTCATCGAACTGGTGAACATCTCGCTGCTCGACCTCGAGTCCAGCGTCACCTATCCGGATGGCATGTCGGCGGCGAACGACGCCACCACGGCCGGCATGTTCCCGCTGCGGCTGGAGCAGATCACGCGCGTTCATCGCGACGCCAACAACGCGAACCTGCCGACCTTCTCGGACGGCTTCCGCATGCTGGCGCTCACGCCGACGCAGATCCAGCAACTCGAGGTCGACCCCGCGTACCAGCGCCTCAGCACGTTCTTCCCCGAATACAACGTGCTCTTCGGCAACACGTACAAGAAGAGCGTCGTCGGCTTCCACATCTTCGAGGTCAACACCCTCACGACGACCAACAACTCGAGCTCGATCGCGATCCATCAGGGTCACGTAGTCGCGCCCGGCGCGTTGCTCGGCGGCATGGGCCGACGCCCTCGCGTGATGCCGAACACGAACGACAACTACGGCGAAACCATCCTCGTGATGTGGCTCGCCGACCTGGCGTTCGGCCTCGCCAACAACACGTTCTCGATCGGTGTTCGCTCGTCCGCGTAAGCGGAACCCGGACCATCGGAGCTCACCATGGCAACCAAGAAATTCAACGTCTCCGGTGCGACCGGCACGTTCAACACCATCACGGCGGGCAACGCGGTCGCCGGCAACCCCGTCTACATGGGCAGCGACGTGGCGCGCGCGTCGAACCTGTCGGCGCTCTGTGTGCTGCTCGCCGAGACCAACACACTGACCCTCACGGTCAAGTGGCAGGTCTCGAACGACAACACGACCTTCTACGACTGCGCCTTCAGCATCGGCAACGCGGCGGCGACCGTGGTCGGCACGGGCACGGCTGGTGCTGACGCGGCGGTCACGAAGGTGTTCGAGGCGCCGCAAGCGGTCTACGGCTGGAAGTACGCGCGCGTGGCGTTCGTGGTCGGCGTCGCGACGGGTGCCGCGGCCGACACGTACACCTACGGCTACAGCTACGTGCTCGGCGACATCTGACCGCTGCTGAGGGGCTCGGTGTTTGGATGGCGCTGACGCAGTCAGAGCTGAACCGCTGCAAGGTCGAACTCGGATTCAACCTGATCGGCGTCAATCAGCCCTACATCTCAACATCGAGCCTGTTCGAGCAGGTGATTCAGCCCTACCTGCTCACGGGCGCTATCACCACGAGTTCGACGGCAGTAACCGAAGCGTCCGAGCCGACGGCCGTCACGCTCACGCTGGCCGATCCAACGGGGTTCGCCTTGTTCGACCGCGTCGTCGTGGACGTCGATGGCGCGCAAGAGTCGGCCTCGGTGCGGGCCATCTCGGGAGCGAACGTTACGCTGCTGCTGAGCGGCGAGCACTCGGGCACGTACCCGGTCACCGTCGAGGCAGGCGAGGCGATCGTCCGCGAAATGCTGCGCCGAATCCAGGACGTCAAGGCGCAGATGGCGCAGACGTTCGGCGAGGGAACGCTGCGCAAGGTTGATGAAATCGAATGGTACCAGTCGCCTGGTACGCTATTCGGCAATCTCGGGAACCAACTTGCCTTTTGGCGTGATGAGCTAGCGTCGTCACTCGGTGTCGCCAGCTTGTGGCGTCAGCGCACGTCCGGAAGCCAGCGGCTGTCTGTATACTGACGCTAGACGCGCCAGTGCGCCCGTCGGACGATCTGCGAAATCGCCGGCTGGGAGACGCCGAAAGCCTTCGCTAGCGAGATCTGAATCTCACCGCCCGCATAGCGATCGCGTATTTCCTGAACTTGCTCAACTGTCAGCTTTGCGTGCCTGTTCCGTTCGCCGCGAGCCGGAACGCGACGCCCCTTCGCGTACATGTCGTCCATGTTGTCTTGGTGTGTGCCCAGAAATAAATGAGCGGGATTTACGCACGGCGGGTTGTCGCACCTATGCAGAACGTGCAGCTGACCTGGCGCGCCGTGCGCCAGCTCCCACGAGACACGATGGGCCAATTGGCCGCGACGGGGGCCGAATTTGAAGCTCCCGTAACCGAGCGCGTTACGCCCTGCTGTCCAAATCCAACATGGCCCCAGCTCGGGGCAGTGCTGCGAAGTCGGGCCTAGTCTGTCCACCTTCCGCCAAAACAACTCGGACGGATCGCGCGGGCCGCGCGAGAGCCGGACCGCGCGCATGTGGCGAGCCGCCGCAAGTTGCTTGCACGCATTCGAGCAAAACATCCGGTTTGGCGGCCTGCTAGCGGAGCACTCGGGGCAGAGCGGCTGTGTCACCGAGACAATATAAGCACACGTCATTCTGATTCAAGTGGTCACTTACGCGGATTTCACCAAACCCGATCTCGCCCCGATCTCCTCCCTCCTCTCGGTCTACTGATGAACGCGGGCGAGCGAAACCGCGACCGCTTTCGAGCGATCGCCTATCGGGCTCGCGCGATTGCGGGCGAGCGGTACGGCCTCCGCACCCACATCATCTCCCGCGTAGTCCGCTACGCCGACTCCCCTCGCGACGACGTTTCCGAAAAGGAGACGCCGATCGTCGAAGCGAACGGCCAGCCCCCGAAGATCCGCTGGCTGAACGGCCAAGAGCTGACGATCGGTCAACTCAACCCGGGCACTGCAGAGGTCGGCCCCATTACGCCGGCATTCAGCGGCGGCGGGACCGCCCTCACGCTGCTGAGCGGCGACGACCTCTCCCCCGGCGACAAGCTCTACTTCCGCATCACGGGTCCCCATCACCCGAATGGCGCGCTCTACCGGCGCCTCAATCAGATGGACGAGAAGGCGCTGCACTACACGATGCAGCTGGCTCCCGTCGAGCAAGAGGGCACATGACCGCCGCCGCCTCGCTCTACCGCAAGTTCGGCGCCCTCTCCCTCCCGCTCGACTCAAGCGATCCCGCTACTGACCTCGCGTCGCTCGACCCCGCGCGCGACATCCTGCTCGACCTGTTCGCCGCTGCCATCACGGCAGAGCTCGGCGGAGTTTGGCCGCTTGCGGTCTCGGGTTCAGCCCTCTCCGACTCCTCGCCGGTCGCGCAAAAGCTTCCGTCGATGCCGACGCCTGAGGCGCTGGCCGAGATGAAGACGGGGTGGCCGCTGCTCTGCGTTTCCCGCGCAACAAGTGGCCAATCCGGATTCTCCGACTTCACGCTCGAGATGAGGCAACTCGTCCAACGCTGGGACATCGACTACATCCTCTGCCCGCTGACGCTCGGCAACCTGCTCCGCGTGCAGGACGTGCTCCCGACCGTCGGCAAGACGTTCGAGATGGTGATCGAGAAGGGTGGCCACGCCGCCTACCGCTCGGTCCAGGTCGGAAACTCGTTCCTCACGGCCAACGCACTCGGCTCGGGTGAGAACTGCTGCAACTTCTGGCGCTGCGAAGTGAAGGACATGGCGCTCGGGCCCGCCTCCTTCTCGTCGAAGGACCCCAAGTATTACGCCTGCGGGCTCACGCTCGAGACGGTCGAGATCGTCACTGAGCTCGACGGCGAGTCGGTGCCGCTCGACGGGGTGACAGGAACGTTCGGTCTCACGCAGAGCGGCGACCCGTCAATCATCGTCCGCGGCTGACCCATGGCCTTCGAGATCACGAATCTCGCTGAGCTCGAGCGCCAGCACGATCGCTTCCTCGCCGAGAACGAGCGCGCCATTGCGGATGCGCTTGATCTCGCTGGGCGCCACGGCGTCGAACACGTTCAGCAGCATCCCGAGTTCAAGCCGCACACGGGCGCGCTACAGAAGGCGACGAGCTACCGCATCGTTCGCATGAGCAACGGCCGAGTGCTGAAGCTCGACAACTCGAGCAAGCATGCCGACGCGACCGACACGGGCGCGAAGCCTCACGTCATCCTACCGAGGCGCGGCCGATTCCTTCGCTTCATTGGTCGTGACGGTCGCACGGTGTTCACCCGCCGCGTGAATCACCCGGGCAACAAGCCCTACAAGTTCATGTTCTTCGCGACCGACGCGGCTGACCGCGCGTTCCGACAGGACATGAGCCGCCGAATGAGCGACCTCGCGTCGCGGTTCTAACAGCAACTCTCGGGCGCCTTCGGGCGTCTCAGCCGCCGCGCCGTCCGGCGGGCACCACGTCGTCCCTACCCGACGCTGGGCCCAAGACGGCAACTCCACGGAGCCTCAATGGGTCTCAAGTTCTATCCGCGCCCCGGCCATTTGGTCACGTTCGCGAGCGGCCACGCAATTGGCCAGCTCTCCAGGTTCGTCGGTCGCACGCTTGCGACTTCTGACCGCAAAGGCGTCGCTGGCGCGTATGCGGCCGACGCCGAGCCCGTCGAAGTGCCCACCGATGGCCCCGACGCCGCTCACCTGATTCGCCAAACGCAGAAGGGCGGCCTCTGGGCTGCCGATGCGGCGACCGCCGCCGCGTGTGGCGTCGAGTTCGTCGCGCTCGAGAAAGACGCAGACGGCGAGTGGATGCCGGCGCCGAAGAGCGCCCCCGCTCCCGAAAAACCCAAGCCGAAAGCCGAGGTCTGATAGATGGCACTTCAACCGATCCTCGGCTATCCGAGCGACTACCGGGCCCCCTTCACTGCCGTTCAGATCGACTTTGCCCAAGGGCCGAGCACGTCGAGCGGTCCAGGTCGAAGCCCGATCTACATCGGGCCGAAGACGAGCGCTGGCTCCTGGACGGTCGGCACCGTCTACAAGGTCTCGCGCGAACAAGACGTGATCGACGGCGCTGGCGCGGGCTCGTTCCTGCACCGGATGCTCCGCATGCATCTGCTCGTGGACAAGGGCGCGACGCTCTACGCCATGTGCTACGCGGCATCGAGCGGCGGTGGCATCGCGACGGCGACCGGCACCATCACGATCAGCGGCAGCCCGACCGCGACCGGCAACGTCACGACGACCGTTTGCGGCGAGGACATCACCACGTCCTTCAGCACGACGGACACGCCGTCGACGATTGCGGCGAACCTCTCGGCGCAGATCAACGCGAAGACGTTTCTCCCCCTCACGTCCTCGCCCTCCGCGGGCGTCATCACGCTCACGGCGAAGATCGCGGGCGCGTCGTCGGGTGACGGCACGGTTCCGGTCCTCCGCTTCCGCTCGAGCCCCGACCCCGGCAAGGGCATCACCGTCGTCACCTCGGGCGCGGCGCTCGGCATCTCGACCGGTGTCTCGGGCGCGGACGGCGCAACGACCGAGGTCGCCAACCTCACGAGCGCGCTCGCCGGTATCACGAACAGCCGCTACTACTACATGGGGTTCTCCCTGTGGTCGAGCGCGGCCGCGACCGTGATTCGGACCCACGTGCTCAACAAGAGCACACCGAACCCGGGCCTCCGCTGCCGTGCCTTCATGGGCTACCCGGGCGCCGAGACTGCGCTCACGACGATCGCGAACGCCAACAACTACGAGCGCCTCCACTTCGTCAATCAGGAGAACTCCGACCACGACGCGGCGGAGCTCTGCGCGCAGGTACTGGCGATCCACCGCAAGATGGAAAGCATCCCGGCGGGCTTCGTCCCGGACAACTACCGCGGCCCCGACTGGCTCATTCGGCCCGTCTACGACAACAACGACGTTCCGACGCAGACCGAGGTCAACACCGCGGTCACGAACGGGATCTGCATCATCTCGAGCGACCCAAGCGGTTCGTTCCTGGTGATGAGCGTGAACTCGCGCAGCAAGGATGCGACCGGCTCGCTGAACGACTTCCGCGCGACCGAGACACACCGCGTGTCGTTCATGGACTCGTTCGCGGACACGTGGCTCGCGCGCCATCAGGTGACCTACTTCGGATTCAAGCTGAAGCCCGATGCCGTGCTCGCGGATGGCACGGTGGATGTGAATCAGAAGCTGCCGCCGAAGACCGTCACGCCGAGCCGCTACATCCCGTTCGTCGCGAAGATCATCGACGAGTTCGAGGAAGCCGGCATGTTCCAGAACGCCACCGACTGGAAGGCGTCGCTCCGCGCGAACATCGACCCGCTCAACAACGGGCGACTCGAACTCGGCGACTCGGGCAGGACGATCGATATTCTGCATCAAACGAGCCTAAGGCTCGCGGAAGTATCCCCGGGTTGAAATTCGTAATGAATCCGCGCGTTTACGCTTAGCAGCGAACCGAACGCGCCCCCGCGGCTTTCCCGCCGCCGAAGGACATCAATGGCACTCTTTCAAGGCCTACGGCTGCGCCTCATCATCAATGGGGTTCAGCAGATCACTCAGACCGAGATTTCGGCTGACTTCGACTCGAACAACCAGCCACTCGAAACGCTCGAGGGACTCGTCGGTTTCACGCCAGGCGCCAAGCGCGTCACGATTACTGGCACGCAGGTAGTCCCGGTCGGTGGCCTCGAGTTCGACTTCGTTGCCAAGAGCGACGATCAGTCGGTGAACAGCATTCAAATCCCGATCGGCTCGAAGTCGTACATCGGCGACGGCGTGTTCAGCAAAGTCACGGTCAGCCAGGCGACGGGCAAGGCCACGGAAGCGAACTTCACGTGGGTCGGGTTGATGACGCCTCTGAAATAGGCGTATTCATATGGTCGAGTTTATGATGGCGCAGTACATCTAGTTCACCAACACAGATCCCACGTTTGCGCGGCACCACGCCGCAACAAAATGGCGCGTCGAATGGCTGCCTCTTCGGAGTTAGGCGGCGCGCAGCGATTTTATCTACGCCTCCCGCAGCCCTAGCGCTGCCCGAGGCGTTTTGCGTTTTTCTGATGACCGAACCCACAACGAAGCTCACCGCCAACGCGATGATCTCCACCCTGCTCGAGGGCGGACCGTCGCTGCCGTGGAAGCTTCAGCGCAAGAAGGCCGACGGCACGCGGGAAGAGATCCCGTACCGGATGCAGGTCCTTCGCGTCGAGGAGAACCTCGCGGCGCTGAAAGATGCGCAGGACACCGCGAAGACGCGCGGCGAAGTCCAGGGCTACGGCGACATCTACAAGGAAGCGCAGGCGCACGAAGTGCTGCTCCGCGCCATCCGCACCGACGAGAAGCACGAGCGGCCCGACGGCACCAGCTACTACCCGCAGATTTTCAGCGCGACCGAGCAGCTGCGAGCGTCGCTCACTGAGCTTGAGATGGCGGCGCTGCTGAACGCGTACCAGATCACCAAGAGCACGTTCGCGGTCGTGGAAGGCCTCGAGGGGCACGACGCCGAGTCGTGGATCGAGAGGTTGAGTGATCCGCTCAAGGCCCCTTTTCATCTCTCCGAATTGGACTCTGCTCACTGGCCAGCTTTGATCCTTCTCCTGGCCAGGCTCGCAGCCGGCCTCTTGCGGGAACTTGGCCGCGAGCCACAGAGCTCGGCGCCTTCTTCGGAGTCAGAGCCCGAGACCTCCACCTCCTCCACTGGCTCCTCTGGTCCGCCGCCGTCCGCGTTGAATACGGGTGACGAGCCGGGCGTCGCGCCGATCGAAGTGAGCGGCGACACGCTCCTCTCGGCTGAGGATGCGGCCGCGCTCGTGGCGAAGCGTAAGGGCGGAGCGAAGCCGTGAGGTTGGAATATACCATATCGGCCGATGCTCGGCAGTTGCGGACCGTACTCCGCGGCGTCGAGCAGGAAGCCCGCTCGAGCAGCCGGCGCATCGGCCGCGAGACCCAGGCCGCCATGAATGGGCCAGGTCGAGCGCAAGCAACGCAGGCGCGTCGCTTCGACGAGTCGCAATCGCGCGCCGTCGCTCGAGCTCAAGAATCACTCGACCGGCAACGCAGCCGGGCGGTCCTCTCCAACATCAAGGCGGAGGAGCGGGAGCGCATTCGCGCCGATCGCGCGGCGTCTTCGGCGGCTGAATCTCTCGACAAGCAGCGTTCGCGCGGCTTGATGCAGCAGTTCCGCGAGCAGGAGCGAGCGCAGGCCAAGGCGAACTCGATGCGGGCTCGCTCGGCTGAGCGCATCGGCCACGGCGCGGCGCGTTCCGTCATGGGCGGAGTCGGCACCGTGGCTCGCATCGGCGGCGCGGCGCTCGGACTCATTGGCGGCTTCAGTGCTGCCGGCGCAATCGAGGATCAGTTCGCGATTCGTCGCAAGGCGAGCGTCCTCGCCAACCAGTCGGAAGCTCCCGAGACGAAGGGGGCCATCGCGAAAGAGGCGATGGGCGTCAAGGGATTCACGGGCGAAGAGTCGCTCGACTTTCTCACGAACTTTCATGAGAAGAGCGGCGACCTCGGCGCGGCGCGCGGCGCGCTGCAAGACATGGCCCAGCTTGCGCTGGCGACCGGAACCAACTTCGATGAGCTCGGCTCTGCTGCTGGCTCGGCTTTCACGGTCGTCCGCGATCAGGTCAAGGACCCGCAGGAGCGCCTTCGCGTCCTGAAAGAGGTCATGACCGCCGTTGCCCAGCAGGGCTCGATGGGCGCGATCGAGATGCGCAATCTCGTGGATGGCATGTCGGAGCTCGGCGGCGCCACGCGCTCGTTCGTTGGCGGCCCCGCCCGAATCCTCAAGTCGATGGGCGGGCTCGCCCAGATGGCGCTACAGCGCGGCGGCGCGGGCAGCCCTGAAGAGGCCGTGACGGCGGTTGCGCGGTTCGCCACCGACATCCCCGAGCACGGCAAGGAATTCGCCAAGCAGGGGATCGGAATCTACGCCGACAAGGGTCACACGCAGCTTCGTGCTCCCGAGCAGATCCTCGCGGACATGCTCCAGAAGACCGGGGGCGACCTCGGCAAGATGGGCGAACTCTTCGGCGTCCGCAGCCAGAAGGTCGCACGCGGCCTCTCGCCGCTCTACGGGCAGGCCGAGCGCGAGAACGCGGCGCTGCCAGCGGCACAGCGACGCAAGAAGGGCGAAGCGGGCAAGGAAGCGGTGCTCGCCGAGTTCGAGCGCTTCGCTGGGGCAACCCGAAGCGAAGAGGAGCTCAAGGCGCAGGCGGCATCCCGTCTCGCCGACCCCGATCTCCAGGTCAAAGAGACGATGAAGCAGTTCAACGCTGCGGTCGGCACGGAGCTGATCCCGGTCTTGACTCGCGCGATCCCCAAGTTCGCCGAAGCCATCCCGGCGATCGGCCGGTTCACAAGTTCGGTCGCCGGCCTTGCCGAGTGGCTGATGGACAACCCGATCAAAGGCGTCGGGGCCATCATCGCGGCGAGCGTCGCGAAAGACGTTGCGGGCGCCGGCCTCGGCTCGCTCATCAGCAAGCTCCTCGTGGCCGCGTTCGCGGGAGAAGCGGCGAGCGGCGCCGCGGCGGCTGGTGCGGGCGGCCTAGCCACAGGCGCTGGCGGCGCAGCGGCAGGCGTCGGGCTTGCGCTCGGCGGTGCAATCGCGGCGGCTGTCGCTGGCACCGCAGCGGCCGGCTACGAGGGCTATACGCTCACGCAGCAGAGCGGCGGCCTCGCTGGCGTCGGCGCCGGCATCGGCGGCGTATTGGCCGGCAGGGGCTACGCAGGCGGCGTCGACGACTACATGAACGAGCAAGCGCGCAGCGCTAGCGGCGCCCCGGGGAAGGGCGGTGGCACATGGGCGCCAGGCCAGGCTCGGTCGGACTACGGCCCGCACCCCGCCGGTCCGTCGATGCAGGCCCAAGTCAAAGAACTCTTCGGCTCGAGCACCAAAGACCTCCAGTCGGCCGCGAAAGACATCAGCGCCGCCGCCGCAACGCTGAAGGCGAACGCCAACACGAACGGGCGCGACCCACGCGGCGCACCGATCAAGCCGGGCTAGCCGTGAATCAGCTCAGGAAGGTTCTCGCCGGAATCGAGACGGAACGGGCGGCGTCGCAAGCTCGGCTCGGTCGATCTCGGTTCGCAGACGCTCTAGCAGCTGCCCCTCGGGCGCGAAGAGCTCCGTCTCGAGCAGAAGATCCGACGCAGCCCGCATCACTGCGGCTGGGACTGCGTGCGGCCCTGTCTCGGCTTCTTCAACGGACCTTTGGAGCACGATGAGCGCCTCGAGTGACGGCCGATCGACGACCTCGCCGCGAACGACGGCGTCTTCGAGTCGGGTCCGCACGAGCAGGCAGAGCTCTTTGATGGCGCCAAGCAAGTCACGCACTGGTTTCAGCCTGCCATGACCGATCTCCTGCTTCAACTCCAGCGCGCAAGCTGGCGGGAAATCGAATTTCCCGTCATGGCGTCGCGGGACTTCGGGTTCACGCAGGAACAGGCCGAAAAACGCTTCCTCTTTCAGGATTCTCAGCTCGTAGAGAGCATCGGCCGCAAAAACCCGACCTACAAGTACATCATCCCTTTCCGCGAGAACATCGCGAAGGGCCCGTGGAAGAACCTCTACACCGAGGTCTACCCCGACTTCCTCGACGCCTGCCTCGATCGCACCCGCGGCGTCCTCGTAGACCCAGCGCACGGCGCGCTACCGGCCAAATGCGTCTCGTTCCGCGAGACGATGTCGGTAAACAAGCGTGACGGCGTCGAAGTCGAGGTCGAGTTCATCCGCTCGCCAGCCGAGGGCGACATTCTCGAAGACCCCGGCGCGACCGTCCGCACGCTCGAGAACGCGCAGTCGGTTGCGGGGGCGTTCGACCGCGCGATCACCAAGATCCAATTCAATGACCAGCCGCCGCCGAAGCCCACCATCAGCCCGCTCGACGCCGTGAGCGCGGTGACGACGCAGGTCAGCGTTGCTCAGCAGAAGGTCGCCGCGGCCTTTGGCGATGCCGCTTTCCGAGTCGAGAAGGCGTCCGCGAGCATCGACAAGCTCAAGGACCCGAACAATCAGCCGATTCTTCAGCAGGCCGCACGCCTTCGCGACGCTCTCCTCGGATTCGAGGACCGCACCGACCCGACTGGCGTTCGGCCGCTTCGTCGAGTCACGACGGCAAGCGACCTCACAGTCTCGGCGCTCACCCGAAAGCTCGGGATGAAGCTCGACGACCTCGTGCGGCTGAATCCGTGGCTCGCGCGCTCCCCGCTCGTTCCGTCGGGCACGCAGATCCGCGTCTTCTCCGACACCATCAAGCCCGCCAATGCCCGGTCAACCAGCGCCGCCAGATCCGGATGACGACCGGCTCACGGTAGAGCTCGAAGGCGTCGGATTTCAGCCGAACCGAATCCTCTCCTACCGAATCAACACGCAGTACACGACGCCGACCGACAGTTGGGAATTCGTCGTCTACTCGGAGGACGATCCACGAGGACTACGCCGCCGCTTTCGGCCGCTGCAGCCGATCCGACTCTACATCGCCGGCAACCTGCAGGTCATTGGGCGGATCGACAAGATCGAGGGGACGGGGGAATCGGGGGCCGCGCTCAAGGTGAGCGGGCGCGACTATCTCGCCGACCTCGTTGACTCGACGGTCGACCCGCAATTCCAAATCAAGAAGAGCCAGGACATCGGCGCGTTCTTGCTCGACCTCTTGAAGCCCTGGGGCATCACGACGGTCTTCGGGAACTCCAACCTGACGCGCAACGCCCTCACGGGTCGCAAGCCGTTCACGAAGAACCCGGCCAAGCACTACAACTCGGCCAAGCTCGAAGACACGAAGGCGTCGGAGAACCAGGGCGTCTTCGAGTTCGCGAATCGCGTCGTGGCCCGCCACGGCTTCATGATTCTGCCGGCTGGCACCCGCGACTCGATCGTCGTGGATGCGCCGAACTACGAGCAAACGGCGCTCTATTCGGTCTCTCGCCCTGGCAACATCCTGAGCGGCACAGCGAGCCGCGACTACACCGACATCCCGACCGTCACGATCGCGCATGGACGCATGGGCGGCAGCTCGCCAGGCGAGGAGTCGCCGAGTGGGCAATCAACTGGCGCGGTGTTTACGCCGGCAGCTGGCACACCAGCTGGCAAGCAGGGCCAGTTTGCCGCGAACCCGAGCAACGACGTACAGGGCACCGGTAGACGGCCGGGCTCTACGATAGGCGGCAGCGGCTCTGGCTTCGCCGGCAACCCTTCCAACGATACACAGGGCACGGGCCGGCGCGACGGGACCAGTCGCTCGCAGTTTGCCTCGAACCCGTCGAACGACGTGAGGGGCACGGGGCGGCGCACGGATGCCGACCCGGGGCCGTCCGCTGCGGGGCCGACGCTTGGCGGCAAGGCGAGCGGCAAGGACCGCTTCGGCACCTTCGACGAGACGGGCGCGAGCTCGCTTGGCCGGATCCTCGAAGTACAGCGCTGCATCACGAGCGACGACGGCGTCATCGTGGTTCGCGAGAAGCGATTCGATCCGAAGAAGCCCGACCACACGATCTACGGCTTCGACTTCCCCGTCTACAAACCGCTCTTCTATCGCGACAAAGACAGCCGCAACGACGAGCAGCTGAACTACTCGGTTCGCCGAGTCATCGCGGAGAAGCTTCGCGCGACCCTGACCTACAACTGCACGGTGCGCGGGCACGTCGAGCCGAAGAGTGGCGCCACGTGGGCGGTCGATACGCTCGTCAACGTTCGCGACGAGGTCGAGGACGTGAACGAAGCGATGTGGATTCTCGAGCGGACGTTCGAGAACGACGGCACATCGGGGCCTGTGACTCACCTGTCGATGGTTCGCCCAGGGTCCTTTGTTTTCTAAGTGTCGGGCTGCAACTTCTCACTCCCGGGGATATCGCTCCCGGGCCTCAGCATTTCGCTACCCTCGCTGCCTGGTCTGCCGACGTTCGGCATCGCGCTCCCCGGCTTTCGGCTTAACCTGCGGATCCCCGCCATCTCGATTCCAGGGCTGAGCCTCTCGATCCCTTCGCTGCCCGGGCTGCCGAGCTTCGCGGTGAACCTGCCGGGCTTCCGCTTGAATCTGCGGATTCCGGCGATCTCGCTGCCCGGCTTGAGCCTCTCGATTCCGAGCCTTCCGGGGCTTCCGACATTCAGCCTCCGCTGCCCATTGGACGCATGACCGACCTCATCGACATCGGCTCCGCTCGCCGCGACGCCGCGACGAACACGGTCCTCGTCCAAGCGAAGGCAGCGCAGATCGGCGCCACGCCCGACGACGCCCCGAGCTTCGACAGCGCGCCCGTCTTCGGTCAGCTCGGAATCACAGCCGTACCGTGGCCTGCCGACGAACGCGGCAAGGCACAGGGCACGGTCGACGAGACGGTGCCTGGCCACAACGGCGTCATCACGAGCATCCGCGACGCTCGAGCGGCCGGCATCGTTCAAGAGCTCGGGCCGGGCGAGACCGCGATCCACTCGACCGGCCCCGATTTCGACTCGCTCGTCCTGCTCAAAAAGCAACTCGCCGCGATCATGGTCGGCGACGACTGCGCGATCGTGATGGACCGCGAAAACAAGCGGTTCACCATCTCGTGCTTCGGGCTGCATTTCGAGATGAGCGAAGCGAACGGCGTAGTCCTGACGACCGACGGCGGCGCGATGCTGCAACTTCACGGCGCGGTCGCGAACCTGATGGGCCAAGTCGTGCTCGGCGGTCGCAATCCGATTGGTCCACTCTGCTGGAGCCCGACTCCCGTTGTCGGCGTGACCGGATCCACTGCCCCAACCTTCGGAGTCTTCATTGGCGTCTGACGCATGGACGAGCACGAAGGCGTTCAGCGTCTACAACGTGCTCCTCAGAACCGGGCAAGCCATGACGGCCGACGAGCTCGTCGCGTGGCTTCAGAAGAACTTCCGCGAGGACATCGACGACGCCTATGTCTCGATTGGCGTCGGCTACCTCGCCGCCAAGGGCATGGTCGGTGTCACGGCTGACGGCAAATTCGGCCTGATGCGACCCAACGCGCGGGTGAAGCGCGTGAACGAAGACATCGACCTCGATTGGGCTAACCCATGAGCGGCATTACAGCGATCTCCTCGACAACGACTCACGCGGCCAGCGGCGCGGACGTGTCAGTCGCGGGCTATCTAACGGGCGATCAGATTGCTCTGATGACCTCGCCGACCGGTACCGACTACCAGTGGGCGATCTCGTTGCCCTCGGGCTCGAATGCGCTCCGCGCCGGCCTGGCGGGCGACGACACGGCAACCGCTTCGTTCACGCCCGACGCGCCTGGCGTCTACGCCGTCAGTGTGACGGTCGATGGCACGGTCTACATCCTCCGAATCGGCGTCACGATGCTCGCGCAGAGTACGGCGCTTGAGGCGCTGCGGCTCTTGCCTGTGACGGACTCGCAGATCGCTACGCCATCGCTTGGGGCTGCGCTCTACTACTCCTCGACGCGTAACGCGCTCGCGATGAAGGGCACCGACGGCGTCGTCCACACGGTGAACCTCACCTGATGGCCGGCCTCGGGCTCTTCCCCATCGGAAGCACGCCGCTCGGCTCTGGAACGCCCGTCGTCGCATCTGCGCCGCCCAGCGACATCCCCGAGCAGGCGAACTTCCTCGACCCCGTCACGGGCGACTACGTGGTCCAGAGCGACGGCGCACTTCAGCGCATGCCGAACACACGGCACCGCGTGCTGATGTGCCTCAAGACCGAGCTCGGTAGCGCGGCGCATGAGCCGACCGTCGGCCTCGAACTCCCGAAGCGCATGGGCAAAACGTTCGAGCAGCAGGCGAAAGGCGCCGTCCTCTCGGCGCTCGAACTCATCGGCGACGACATCCGTATCGACGACGTGATCGTCCTGCGCGTTGGCACCGGTCGCGCTGACATCACGGTCGTCTACACCGACCTCACTACCGGCAACTCCGACACCGTCACGGTCTGATGGCTAACCTCGAACCAGGACAGCTTTACGTCCCCGAGTCGGCGTCGATCGTCAGGAATGATTTCCTAACGGACTTCCGCTTGGCAGCTCGAGGATCTGGCGTCACGGATCCGAGCGTCGCGCCCGGGACCGACAACTGGTTCTTCGCAACGGCGGTCGCGAATGCGGCGATGCTCCAATACGCGAACATCGCGTCGATTCGCACGTCGCTGACGCCGCTCGATGCAACGGGCGAAGACCTCGACCGCTGGCGCCAAGCTCTCGGCCTTCCCGTTGTCCAGCCCTCGCCATCCTCGGGCAAGCTCACCGTCACGGTCGCGCCGGGGGCAACCGTCACCGTGCAGGACGGGCTCCAGTTCATCCTGCCGAACGGGCTCCGCGGCAAAGTCTCGGGCACGCAGACGGGAATCGCCGACGGCCAGGACATCAACGTCGTCGCGGTCGATACCGGTTCGGCCACGAACGCTGAAAGCGGTGTCAAGGTCCGCTTCGTCAATCCGCCGTTCAACCTCGCCGTCGAAGCGCGGGTCTCGATCGCCTCGCCGCTTACGGGCGGATTCGACGAAGAGACGGAGCCTCGCAAGCGCGAGCGCGTGCTCAATCGCCTCGCCAACAGCCCCGGCGGCGGCAACTGGGGCCAGCTCCGCGAGATCGCCTTCAACGCGCTCCCGTCCGTCCAGGATTGCTACGTCTACCCCGCGGCGGGCGGCCCGAGCTCCGAGAAGGTGATTCTCGTCCGTGAGTTCGACCTCGACCGCAACGACTTTCACCGTGCGATGCCGTCGGGCGGCGTGACGCTCGTCCGCAACGCGATCCAAAAGGCCAACAGTGGCTCGATCGAGATCATCGTCGACACCGTTTCTGAGCAACCCGCCGACGTGGCGCTCTACCTCAGCCTCCCCGATTCGTCCCTTGCGGGCGGCAACGGCCTCGGCTGGGTCGATCAAGCGCCATGGCCCCCCGTCGGCGACACGCACGTCACAGTAACGGCCATCGGCAGCACGACGCAGATCACGATAAACGCTTCGACCGCTATCGCGCCGATCGCCGGGCTGCATCACATCACGTGGTGGGCGCCGGGCGATCAAACGCCGCGAACGGTCCTGATTACCGCGAAGAGCGGCGGAGCCGGCGCGTGGGTTTTGACGGTCGACACGCCACTCATCGACTCGGACGGCACGGGCGTCACGCTTGGCGACTTCATCTCGCCAGCTGCAGTCGGGATCACGAACTACCGCGACACGTTCCTTCGACTCTTCGACGCGCTCGGCGCTGGTGAACTCGTGACCCCCGCCTCCGGCGACACGCCACGCCGCCTTCGTCACCCGTTCATCTCGGATGGTGCGCAGATCGGAATCACGGGGAAGTTCCTCGCCGACTTCATCAAGGCGCACCCCGAGATTGACGACGGCGCGTTCTCGTACCTGCCGGTTTCTGCGCCCACGATTCCGGCGAGCGTTGACCTGCAGCCGAATGTGCTTTTGCCCAGAAACTTTGGAATTTACGTTGCTCCATGACGACCACGCCGACAGGACTGCCCGCTTGGTCGCGCGCCGCCGATCACACGATGTACGGTGGCCACCTCCAAAAGACGAACTACCAGAGTCAGGGCGTCGTCAACCCGCGCACCGACTTGGGCGCCGAAGCGATCTGCCGGCTCGCGGCCGATGCAGAAGCCACAACCCGCACGTGCCCGTTCGCGGTCATGACGTACTTGAACGCAGACGGCTCGCCTGCCGCGCCGACTGTCGAGTCGATCTACATGATGACGGGCGTCCGCACGTCGTCCTACCTGGCCAGCGCGGCCCCGACCGGTTTCCCGAGCGCTGCGCGCGTCAGCACGGGCAAGGTCACGTTCACATTCTCCGCGAGCTATGCCGATGCTTACGGTGTTTCGGCGCCGTGGACCCCGAGCGGGTGCTCGCTGGGATTCCAGGGGACGACGTTCTGCGACGGCGTGTGGAGCATCACCGGTAGCACCATCACGGTCGCCTGCTTCGACGCCGCTGGCGCCGCGCTCGGCGACCGGCGCGTAACCCTCGTGGTGTACTGATGGCGGTCACGGGCGGATTCTGCCCGCTCCCGGCGCGGCTCGGCGGCGACGCGCTATCAGGCCTCACGGCAGAGCAGCACGCCAGGCTTGCGGCCGACACGGTGGCCAAAAAACGCACCGCGCCGTTCTGCTTCTTCTCGTGGTCGCTCGCGAGCGGCGGCGGCAACCCGGTCGTCACGAACTACCTCGGCATGAACGGAGCCGGCCCAAGCTTCGCGCCGAACCTCAACCAGTCTTCGGGCAGCACGGTCACGCTTCGCTGGAGAACAGCCGGCTTCTCCGACCCCTACAGCATCGCCTACGCTTGGCTACCTCGGCACGCCCTCGTCTCCGCTAACAGTTCGAGCTTCGCGCGCGGCGTGTGGGAACTCCTGAACGACGGGATCCGCTTTCGCCTCTTTGACGCCGCGGGCTCGCAAATCTCAGCTCCCGTCGCGGGCAGCTGCATCATCTGGTAATGGCCGGCCGAGACCCCACCGTCACGACGCCTCGTGGCCTCCCCGCCTGGTCGCGCCAAGCGTCGATCGGCGACTACGACGGCGCAACCGACAAGGAAAACACCAAGACCGAGACGACGCCCTACGCCTGGACCTGGTACCAGGATTACACGACGATGCTCGGCACGGCGTTCACGTCGGTGCGTTCCGGCATCGTGCACGCACGAAAGCTTGCGCTCGCTCGACTCGAGGCCGCCAAACAGCGCGCCGTCGAGCGGGCGATCTGCAACGCAATGCCCGGCACCGCGGACGAGCTCCTCGGTAACTGGGCAGTCGCAATGTCGGTGCCCGTCTATCCCGAGGACGAGTCGTGGCAGGTGCGGCAACGGTGCGCAGCGAAGCTTGAGGCGCCGAACGGGCCGAACTTTGCGCAGATCGACGACTCGCTCAGGACACTGCTCGGGTCGATCTACGTTCAGTCGTATCGGACAACCGGAACGTCGCTCGCGGTCCCACCGACGCACACGTTTTGGAGTGGGAATCCGCTCTCAGCTGGTGGCCTCGGTGGCGGCTCATGGTCGAGTGAGCGATCGAGGCTCACAGTGCAAGTGCAGCGTCCGGGCGATACCGAGCTCAGCTCGTTTTTGCGCACGGTGAACGTTGTGATGTTTCAGCACCTCGATCGCTTACTCCCCGCCTTTTGCGTTTTCGGCTCAACTGTTTGGGACACCGTGCCCGGATTTCATCTCGATATCTCCTCGCTCGATCTGACAGGGATGACCCCGTCCTGAGCCAAGGCTTGCGCGCATGTTGTCACTAACAAAATTAGGCGGCTGGGCCTTCGGAGAGCTGCTCACATCCGTCCAAATGGAGGCGCTCGACGCCTCCCAAGCAAAAGCCATCGACGGCACGGGCGGCGGAACCTACACGCCCAGCGTCAAGATCATCATCAATGGTCAAGGGCTCCAGGTAAACACCCTCACCGTCACGGGCACGCTCTCGCTGCTCGGTAACACGACGGTCGGCAACGCGCCGGCCGATGTGCTGAGCGTTCTCGCGACCTCTACGTTCTCGGCGCCCGTCACGCTCAACGACGCGCTCACCGCGAACGACACGGCCGACTTCTTCGCTGACACGACGATTCATACGGCGGCCCTCTTCACGGTCGGCGGAAGCGCGCTCCTCGGCAACGACTCAGGCAAGAATCTCACGGTCGGGGCCACTTCGACTTTCAACGCATCGGCCACCTTCAACGAAAGCGTCGACGTCTGGGGCGATCTCACGTGCCACTCGGCGACGCTGTTCACGGCCGGCGGTGATGTTCAGCTCGGCAACGACACCAGCAAGACGCTCTCGATAGGAGCGGCGCTCATCACGCGCCTGGTATTCGGCAGCGGCGGCATCATCCCGTTCAGGCTCTACGACGGCCTCGGCAACGGTGATGCGACTATCTCTGTCGCCGACGGCAACGTGTTCCACCTGCCGCACGCGAATAGCGCGGTGCGCGCGTACACGCTCTCGTCGAGCGGAGCGCAGAAGAGCGACTTCGCGATATTCTACCAAGGCTTCGGGACCAACCAGGCCAACGATGTCGTCATCAAGGCGAACGGCGGCGAGGTTTACCGTTTTGTGGCGGGAGCAGCGGCAAGCTTCCTCGTCATGTTCTACCGCTCATCGTGGGAAGTCGCCTTCGCCACCAACGACTAAAGCGGCGGGCCGCAGTACGAATCCGGGAAAGTGAACTCTGCAGTCACGGCAGCGGGACAACTGCTACCCTTTGCGTCTGGGTTGATGTTCACGATCCCGGCCACGTCGTAACAGAACCCATAGGGGACGCTGCAGTCCAACGAATACGGGCAGAGGGCAGAGTCGCCGTAGGCGGGATCCACGCCGGAAGCCACGGCGCATCCCTGCGGGGGCGTGGTGACATCTGGCGTGATGCACTTCCGCTCGAAGCTCAGGTCATCCAACTCACTGTACGGCACGACGCAAAGCTTGCCGGCCTCGCAGCTGCCGCATTGAACCTCAACAGGACAGCTGTAGGCCTCTCCGAGGGCGGCATGAAGAGACGAGCACTCGACGCCCAGCGCCTGGCAGTCGCACTCTGGATTCAAGACGCACGCGCCCTTCACGCAGGTGTGCTTCGCGTCGCAATTGCAGGAATCGGTCGGCTTACCGCCTGAGCCGCCCGTTGAATGAACGGCGCCCGCTCCGGCGTCACCCGGCGCGCCAGCGTCGTTGTGTGTCGGGGCCTCGCCGCCTTGTCCGCTCGAGCCGTCGTCGGCGCCAGCGCTCGGGCTTCCGGCGTCGCCCACGTCGGGGTTGCCGGCCATTCCCGCGATGGCCGCACCGCCGCTCCCGCTCTTGCCGGCGACTCCCGCTGTATCGCCCAAGCCGGAGACGCCAGCAGTCGCCGCTGAGTCGTGGCCACCCGACGATCCGCCGCGACCGGCGTGCCCCGGGTCGCCCTGCGGAAGATTCGAGAAGTCGTCACCACAAGCAACGACGCAAAGGCCCCCTAGGGCCACCCATAGCGAACGCATCGACGTTTCCTTTCGGGCGCTCTCAGCCAAGGGCGCCTACCCAGAAATCATAGCGACCGGCCGGACAGCGCGCCATGGGCACCAAGAAAATCAGCGCTCCGCGCATCACCGTCATCACGACGCCGGCCTATCCGGTGGCTAATCGTCCGTTCAGGCTACGGGTCGAGCCGATCGCCACGACGACCGGAACCCACGTCCGGATCTGGTGCCTCGCTGCGCCACCCGGGACGAAGCTCCGCAAGCAGCTCGACGAAAGTCGGGCCGACCGCGTCACCATCGCGGCTCAGCTCCCGATCAGCACCGATTCCCAGCGTTCCGAGCTCACGCTCACGCTCGAGAAGGGCGGCGGCTACGTCCTGCAGGTCGACGAGCTCGTCGTCGGGAACGTGGATTACCCCGGCTTCACAGGCGGCTACGAATCCGATCCCCGCGGCGCACCGGGCGAGACGGTCAAGTCGTACGGGCAGACCACTATCTACGTCGCCCAGTCGGTCACGACGCAGCTCGGCTGCGGCGCCGACACGGCGACGCTCAAGCTCTACGTGCACGACGCGACCGTCGTCCAGACGGAGCTTGCGGTGCATGGCGAGACGACGCCGCGCATCGACCTCTCGGGCAACGCGACGACGCGCGCCAAGCTGGCGTCCGAGAATTCGACCGTTCGGGACGCAGTCGCGGCACTCGCGGGACAGCTCGTTAGCGATCTGACGGGCGACATCGGCGCGTCCCTCGACAACGAGATCACTAAGTTCAACGCCCACATCGAGCAGTCGCGCGTTCATCTCTCGAACGACGAAGACAACGCGGTCAACGGCAGCTTCCTCGGCGCGACGACGGCGCCCGCGCGTGCGGCTGCCCTGAGTGAGCTTCGGCGCCTGTTCACGCGGCACGCGAAGAACGACAGCGGATCGGGCACTGGCTCCGCCGGCTACCACTCCGCGGCTGACTGGCAAAACCTCCCGCTCGACGCCGCGGCCCCAAGTGATGCGCTGAGCGACGCCATCGCTCACGCTGACTTCTTTCGAGCGTACGAAGCGCACCGACTCTCGCCCGTTCATCCGCGCACGGACGGCACGAACAAGCTGACGGTGCTCCCGCCGCTGCTTGAGCTTCATCGGGCGTTCCTGGCGGTGCTCGCTCAGCCGAGCGTGACCGCCCCCGCGACCGCCCCCGCTGGCGTCGCGCTCCTCGTCTCTCAACTCGGTTTCAAAGACGGCTGAATTGAATGGCTGCTTCCGCTGATTTTACGCTGAACGGTGCGTCAGCACCGCCAGAGCTCGCCGTCGCGGCTGGCTCGACGGTCACACTCGCGCTCGTCAGCATCACTGGCGTTCGGACGATCGTTTGGTCGATCGTCGGCAACAGCTCGCACACGCTGGTCAACCCGACCATCACGCCAGCTGGCTCGCCCCTCGGCGCGACCGCGACCTTCGTCATGCCCGCCGGCACCGGGCAGGGCTATCGGATCCAATGCCAGGTCAACGGCGGAAACGACGACGAGGGGACCTACCAATCCCAGCTCACGAAGACGGCCATCGTCGGCGTCATCAACGCCGCGGGCTTCGTCCCCTTCTGCTCGGGTGAAACAACCGAGCGCAACGCGACCTACGGCTACACCGAGCAACTGAACCTGCTCGCGAACGCGGGCGGAACGTCGGGGCTCGCCGATCACTCCGTCACGACGGCGAAGATCCAGCAGTTCGCGGCCAATACGCTTGTCGGCAATCCGACGGGCGCGCTCGCGGACGTGCAGGCGATCACGCTCGGCTCAGGGCTGGCGTTCGTCGCTGGCGCCCTCACTCTCGCGGCCGCCGGCATCGCCCTTTCTGCTCTCGCTACGATTGCTGACCAGCGGATCCTCGGCAACGTCTCGGGCGGCACCGCGAGCCCGATCGCGCTCACGGCTGCGCAGGTCAACACGTTCCTGCCGACGTTCGTCGCCTCGGGCGCGAGCCACGCGAAGGGCTTGGTCCCTGACCCGGGCGTCACGGGTGGCAGCACCAAGTTCCTCCGAGAAGATGCGACGTGGGCCGTCCCGGCAGGGTCCTTCACTGGCCCCGCCACGCCCGCGGACGACAATAAGGTCGCTTACGCCAATGCAGGGGCGATCGGCTGGCGCGCCGGCATCACAACGCCGATCGCC